CCCAGGTTCCCCGCGGCGGAAACTTCGGCGGCTCGTCCATGGCGTCTTTCGACAACGCCATGGCGCGTGCCTTGGTCTCTTCCCTGCGCAGATCATCGCTCGGAAAAGCGCCGGTAATGCGCTTGCAGGTCTTTATCGCCAAGCGGTTGGCGAGATAGTCGGTAAACGACTCCGACCATTGCGAAAGATCCAGCCCGTAAGCCGTGTCGTTCGAGACGAACTTCACATAGAGCGGATCGACGTTAGCATACCAATACCCGGCCTCATCAACCACATCGAGCAACGGCGGATCGAACGTCCCCGTCGATCCGAATGCATAGAGCTTGACGAAATCAGACGGCTTGGAGAAGGCATAGGTATAGCCGAACGTCGGAGTGACGCTCGCCGAGCTATCGGCCTGCACAGACCGCATGGCGAAATTCCAGTAGCCCTGCTCGAGGCAATAGGCCACAGCATCGTCCCACGCGTCATCAAGCGCCCGCCGCGGCTCACGCGCTTCTGCCAAGCTCGCGATTTTACGCTCGCCAAGGATCAGCAGCGCCGAGTTATACGTCGCGAGCTTGCTTGCCACTTATCAGGCCGCCATCTTCTTGAGGTGGTCTTCGATCCACTCGATGGCGCGGTCCTTCGACTGGAAGCCGGAGGCGAGAACCTGGCCGTCAGCTTTGCGGATCACGTCATGCATGCGCTTGCCGACATTCCACTTGGTCGTCAGCGGCGCATCTTCAGGGGCCTCAGCCACCACCGGCTGGTCCTTGTGCTGCAAGCGAACCTTCAGGAAGCCCTTGTTGACTTCCGTGACGATCAGCTCAGCGTACAAGCCCGTATCGAGCTTGCGGATCTCGATGATGTCGCCGCGGCCCTTTGGATTGGTCGGATCGTGGCCCATCACCTGAGACGCAAGATCGACCCAAAATTCCGGCTTCAGCGCATCCTCAAGGGACTGCTCCTCGGTCAGCTCAGCCGACCAGCGGTTGAACTTAAAAGTCGAGATGCCGAAATTGCGTGCCGACATGCGGCGCTTTGGATCGCTCATGAACCACCTTTGTTAGAGAAAAGGCGGGCAGCCGAAGCCACCCGCCCGATAGTCGTTAGGTAATCGCGGTCGGAGCCGCGACGGTCGCAGCCGCGCCGGAGACCGACGCGACCTGGTAGCGCTTGTATTTCGCCGTGCCAGTGTTGACGGCATCGACGAGATCGCCAACACGCATGCCTTTGGTGACGCCATCCGAGAAGTAGCCAGCACCAACAATCGTGGCGTCAGCGTCACCTGCGGAATTGTAATAACCAAAAACGCGCGGATAGGCACCGCCGCCAACGGGGTTGGACAGCAGGAAGAGGTTGTCAGCAACGTAAGCCATGGTTCAGTTCTCCTTAGCTCAGGCCGAACGCGGAGCCGTCGTGCCGAAGTTGGACGATGCCCGTGTTCTGGAGGATCTTGGCGCCGTGGAAGATCGAGGCGCGGGACCAAGAGATGTCCTGCTTCTCGTCGTAGCCGATGTGGATCGAGTCCTCACCGACGTTGACCGAGTAGCCCAGCGCCGAGCGGTGCCACATGTAGCAAAGCTCGGTCGCGGTGCCGACGCCGGTCACGCGGGCCGACTGCATCCAGTTGACGCCAGCCCAGCGCAGCATCTTGCGGGTCGGGCCAACCATCGGTTTGACGTCGACATAGTCCGCGCTCGAGAACTCCGTGGTCTGGCGCAGGTACGCCATGAAGCCGGCGGAGACGATCGCGAACATATTGTCTTCTTCCTCGACCGGGACGTCGTTGTTGCCAAGGTAGCCCTTGGCCTTCTCGACCATCGCGACCGAAGCGGTCGCATAGGCGCCCGTGTCGATCGTGGCGTTCGCCAGCTCGGCAAGCACGGTCAGATCGATGTCGCGGTTGATCACGTTCATCGAGGCCTGGCGCATGATGGCCTTCTGGTCGCCCTGCGAAGCGAAGATGTTGAAGCCGGTCAGCTCATAAGGAGCGTGCTTCTCGACCAGCGTCGCAGTGACCTGGGTGTTGGTGGGGTTGCCATAGGGGATCTGGCCGTTGGTGCCGCGGGTGACCGCGGTATCGGTGCCAGAGCCAGCCACAAGGAACGTGGCCGAGTTGCCCTTCATGACAGTTTCTTTGGTGGTGGCAGCGCGAAGGACGGAGAGTTTGCCTTCGAACTGATCGACGAAAGCCTGTCGATATTGGACGACGGCTGCTTCAACGGACATGAGATGTCCCTTTCATTAATCCTTTCGTTTCGGGGGTTGCCTCTGTCCAGGTTGTCCAACAGCGCTCGCACTCACGGGTTGGCCTTGCGGCGCCGGAGTGCGTTGTGTCGGGGCTATTCGTTGGCGTGTGTGCGCTGTTTAGGGGGCCTTGCGGGTTGTCCCTGAGCCGCGCGGGCTCGGTCCGTTGCAATGAGCTATGTGACGTAAATGAGCGTCCAGTTCATTGCAGCTATTGTTGAACTTGATGCAAAGATATACGCAGAAAGCGATATGGAGTGCCAAGATCACTAATAGGATCATGCCGCCCTACCGCGCTTCTGCATCTTCAGTTGCGCGTCAATCAGCTCGATCTCTTCAGCCTCGAGCTTCTTGGCGTCCTGATTGTACTTGTCCGGATCGGTGCGGCGCAGCGTGCGAATCTCTTCCAGCCGCGCGTCGACACTCTTGCCAGGATCAGTCGTACCGGCCGGCACAAGCGTTGCGGCCGGGTTCAGTTCTAGCGCCAGCGTGGCGAGCTGGCGAATGAACACGGGATTGTCGCCGAGCTTGCGCCCGCTCGGATCACGTCCAGCGAGAACAGCAGACGCGAGCCCTTCCGGCCACGTCGCGATCAGATTGTTGACAGCGGTCAGGTTGCGCCGGAAATCCGGACCCTGCCAATCCTTGCGGAGTGCATCTTCGGAAGCGATCTTGAAGGCAGCGTCAGCGTCTTCCTGGGCCTGCCGCTGCTTGTCCTGGATCTCGTAATACTTCGCGACCAGGCCATTGAAGGCCTTCGGATCGAGATTGCTTTCGTGCGCGACCGCGGCGAGCTCGGCAACGACCGGCTTTTCAGCCTCGCCGATCACAAGCCCGTTGGGCAGTGCCAGTTTGGAAACGTATTCGTCCGGCTTCTCAGGCAGGCCGTTTTCCTTGCGCCAGGTCGCCTTCTCCTCTGGAGTGGCGTTCTCAGCCAGCGGCTTCTTGAACTCGCCCGACGAAATCTTCTGCTCGAGCGAGCGGTAGGACTTCCAGAGCGTTTGCTGATCCGGGAAGCGAGCAAGGCGCTTCAGCGCTTCCTTGTCGTCGCCGGCCAGCTGTACGCGCCAGTCAGGCTGTGCAGCCTTGTCGTCGGCCCCCTTGTCCGCGGAGCCCTTGTCGTCGCCGCCCTTGTCGGCAGCGTCGAGAATGGTTCCTGAGTCCTTGGTGCCGGTATCGGCCGCGCCCTTATCGTCAAGCTTGATGTCTTCAGCGCCGCCCTGGTCGGCGCCCTTGTCGTCAGCCATAAAGGCTCCTACGGTTGTTTCAGAACTACGTTGATCTGCTTCACGATCTGCTGCCCCACATGCATCTTGGCGCAGGCAAAGACCGTGTCACGGTCGCCCTCAGATCCAGGGCGGTACGGCTGGTCGTAGGTGCCGCACAGAGTTTCAATGATCCACTTCAAGGCCCGCTTCTGCTGCCCCTCATTGGCAACGCCGGCTGCAAGCGCCTTGATCGCGTAGGTGTCGGCTTCGTCGTAGTGAGCCGGCATCCACGGCTGGATGGCAGGTGGCTTTTTCATTCGAAAGCCAGCCAGCGAGTCGCACGCACAAACCAATGAGGGCGACGCGCGAAACTTGCCGGCCTATTGATGAACGTGCAGCGCATCCGCCTCACGCCGCCGCTCCCTGCCCTTGCGCCACCTGCACGGACTGTGCAGCCGTGCCCAGCTGCTCGACAGCCCCGCCGACCTTGGTCGCGACGTCAGCCGCGCCAGCCATAGCCTGAGCGGCCTGCTGAGCCCGCTGGATCTGCTGCTCTTGCGCCTTCTTGGAGTTGGCGACCTCAACCGGAACGATCCAGTTGGCGGGAACGATGCCGTTGAGGGCTTCGCGGAATGCCGTGTCAATGTCCAGATCGAACCGCACGCCGGGATCAAGCTCTGCCGCCTGCTGCAACAGCTGTCCGGCCTGCACAAACGCTTCAGACTTCAGCCGCGAATTGGCTTCCTGCAACGGGCTTTCGAACTGCCAGTTGATGTCATGCCCGCGCAGCTGCTCAGGCATGTCCTCGAACGAGCCGAACATGCCGAGATCCATGGCAACGTTCCAGGTCTGCTCGCACAGTCCGCCGTTGTACTCGACTTCCATCGGCTCAAACAGCGGCAGAGCGCGGCGGATGTATTCCTTCACCCGCTCCTGCGTCTCGTAAGCTGTCATCTTGTCGCCGCCCTGCGCTTCCGGCAGGTTGATCACGTTGAGGAAGAACGCCTCCGAGATCATTTTCTCGATGCGATCAGATACCGACTCGCCCCAATTGAGCTCGCCAGGACGATCAAGCAGCCGCTCGACCGCAGCGCCCGACCGCTCGTCATAGGCCGCATCAATCCAGGTGATGCCGCCAGCGTACCAGTTAACACCGCCCTGCACCGCCTCAGCCGTGGCCTTCAAGGGCGGATCGACCGCCTTCTGACCGGCCTCGAGCATGGTCAGCGTCATTTGCTGCAACATGCGCGCATCAGGCAGCGCAACGACCGTCGAGGGCGAATAGGCGTACTGCGAGCCTGCAACCGTCACCCAGCGAGGAATGACGTAGTTCAGCCGCTTGGCCGGAACTTCCTCAAGGATCGTATCGTGCTCAGTGTCGATGTAGATCGAGGTGAACGGCAGCCGATTGCGGCGCCCCTTCTTCTCGACCGACAGATCATACTCGTCTTCCGGTATGATGATGTGACGGCACTTGATCTCGCGGTAAGGTTCATTTCTTGCCAGCTTGCGAACGTCGCCGGAGACCTTGTCCGGGAACAGCTTCTGAAGTGCACGGGCCTCGAGCTGCCAGTTCCGGTGAATCGTGTCGATCACAAGCTCGGAATTCTCGCACCAAGCAACGTCCTTGAGATGCCAGTTGCGATAGAGAATGCCGTCCAGATACCTGTTCGGGTCGACCGAGATCACAGTCTGACCGAACGCCACGAAGTCGTTGTCGCCTTGCTTGGTCGCGCGCACGAAGCCGGAATGCTGGTCGTACATCGCACGACGCATCACGTCGGACTTGGCATCCAGCCATTGCTTGGCCGTTGCGTCGTTGTTGATCGCCTCGTCACCAGTCCGAGCATGGAACCACGCCACGCCACGCGGGCGCAGCATCGAGGACAGGGCATTGCCGAGATCGCGCTGGGCCAGCACAGGCCGGCCGGTCATCAGGTTCGAGGCGAATTCATCCCCGAGCGCGCGGCTGGTTGTGAAGTCAGCGCGATACGGATAGAAGTTCTCCGCCATAGTCTGCCACAGCGAAAGCAACGGCCGCCTCTTGGAGAAGAGGCGGTTGCCCTGCTCTGTCAGCTCGCGGACGCGGGACTTTGACACTTAGCTGTTACCAGCGCCCAGCGTCGTGGAAGTGTAGTCGCTGCCGCCGCGATCCTTTGGCGCCGTGAGGATGGTCGACGAGCGCCCTGCCCGGCCCATGATGTCCATCTGAGCCTTGCGGCGCGCCTCAAGCACGCCCGGCGAGGTGCTGTCGGGCATCGGCGCCGGAGGCTTTGGCGTCGGGGCGGCTTGCTGTGTAGGCTGGGAGCCAAAAAGACCTGACATTCTACCTTCGCTTCTTTAGGTTGGCATAGCCAAGATTAGCTCGCGTCTGGAGCGATGATCTGTTCAATTCGCGCTTAGCGGCAGCGTTGCCCTCGGATAAGGCCATCACGCACGCATCTCCCTTGCCGGGCGAGCGGCCAAGCCGCTTTCTCAAGTCGTCCTTGCTTTCGATCTGAATACCGCGCGCCGTGACCTCGTAAGTCGGCGCAGCGAGATCAGCCCGCAGCTCAGGATCTGGAGGCAGGGCAATGACCGAACCGCCCTGTTGATCAGGGTTCAAAGCCTCACGAAACCGCCACCAGGCCTCAGCCCGCTTATTGGCGAACTTCAGCTGGCCGTCGATCGTATGTCCCGTGGCAGCGCCGGCCCCGTTGAACCCAACGTGAGGAACGCCGTTGTCCTTCAGGCGCAGCGTGACCGCCCCGCCGTAACCACCGCCCACATCGACCACAACGGGCGCGCTGTCGCGCCGATGCGAGATGATGAGCCCAGCAGCCCTTGACCCGTCTGCCGTCTCCTCGCCCTTCTCAGAGACGAGCTCGGCATACCAGCCACCATGCCGCATCGCGAGCTCAGCGCTATCAGCGCCTCCGCCAGCAGGATCGAAGGCCATCGCCGTCATGGCGAAGGACTTGTACCCGTCAGGCTTCCAGCGGTGTTGCGCTTCAATCAGCCATTGCGTCGGGATGACCTGGAAGTCAGCATCCTGACGCGCGGCCATGAAGTTACCATCACGAACCGCAGAACGGAGCGGCTCAGGCAGGCCGTCGAGATTGGCCTGGTAGTTCGTATTAATCAGGAACGGGTTGTCCCTGAGCGCCGCGGGGATGAATGTCCGCGACATCGGTATCAGCTTCTTGCCGTCGCGCTCGATAGGCTCCGGCCCGTCCACCTCGAGATCTTCGCCATCTGGCGCCGTGACGAACCACCTCATCTCGCCAGCCTTAGCCGGCTTAGGATGGGTGATGTCCAGCCAGGGGCGGAACATCCCGATGATCCAGTCACCGTCCGCATTGATCGGCGGGTTGGTGCCTAGAACCGCTCGAACGCGCTGGCCTTCTTCCGTCGATCGCAGCCAGCCCAAATGAAAGCGGATCTGGCTTTCCAGGAACTGCGTCGCCTCGTCAAAATACTTGAGGTCGAACGCATGGCCCTGCCAATCTTCCTCGTCGCCGGCATGTTGGTTGCCTGCGAATTGAATGTAGCGCCCGTCATCAGTCCGAAGCAGCGGCGGAGGCGATCCGTTGTACCCATTTCGGGAACCGTTGATCGCAATCGCCCGTTCCGTTAGCGCCGACAGATTAGCGTACTTGCGCCGCATGATCAGCGAGCGCTTGTGCGCCGTGAAGGCGAGGCCAAGTCCCAGGTCCGACTTGCCGCCGCCGCCAGCACCTCCGTACAGGAGTATGTCAGCGCGACATAGATAAGCATCTGTTTGAGCGCCTGGATTGGGCACCCACTTCATGCCCGCCGTAGCTGCCACTGCGGCCTCTACGACGGTCTTTTTGTCAGCCTCTGGGAGGGCGCCGAGCTTCCCGATCAGCTCGTCCAGGAGGCTCAAGCAAACAACCAGAGTGCCATTACACCGAGCGCCACAAACATCACGGCAAAAGAGCCAACCGTGAGTCGGAACGCTATCGTCATTTCACGATCTTGCGCAACTAGCGCCCGCTCATAGCGATCGAAGTCTTCCTTTGGAGCGCCCGGGTAAGGCGCAATCAGCATAGGAAGCCACGCGCCCATGCTAGTG